CGGCGCTCGGCTGCCGTCAGCTTGGCATAGTCCGCCTGGGCTGACTGCGACATGTCGCTGGTGCGACGCTTCGCCGTCGCAATGGCGGTATCGAACTGCGAGGTATCGACAACAATGTCTAGCCGCGCGGTTCCTATGCTTTCCTGTGCCATAGTTCAGCTCTTGTGTAGATACTCCAGGGCGGCCCGCTCGATCATTCGAAGCATTTCCATGACCTGGCGCTGCCGCTTGCGCGGCACCCCGTGCAATTGCAGGTCTGCATACATAGCCAGGTAGTCCAGACCAACGGGACCGCCAGCCCCGACCCGCCACTGCGTTTGGTTGCGCACAAAAAGCGCGAAGGCATCCGCCAATTCCGGCGGAACCTCCACCGGCGGCCGCTTGAACAGCGAAGGCCGCGAGCGGATTCCCGCCAGCGCAAGCGCCTGCGCAGATGGCGGCGTCCAATAGAACGCCGCCACCGCCGCCCTTACCCGTTTCCCAGTTCGACCTGGAGCGCTCGGTTGTAGGCCTGGACGATGGCCAGATCCGCGCCGGGCTGGTGCTGCCGCAGGGCGACGATGCCGGCTTCATCCAGCGGCATATCCGCGTTCCAGCGCTCGATCAGCTCCAGCAGCAGCGCATCGGTGCTGAGCTTGCCCTTTTCCACCTTCGCCATGAGGGCGTGGTACTCGTCGCCGGTCTTGTGGCGGAACGCCAGCTCCAGCGTCTGCGTCCGGCCCTGCCCGGTGATCGTCACCTTGGCTTCGATGACGGGGTTCCCTTTGATGATGAACGTCATGCTTAGGCCTCGTCGTAGGTCACGGTGTCAGCCACCAGCGACAGCGTGAAGGTGTTCTGCAGGTTGACGTTCTGGCCCCCCGTCGCTTCCTTGCGGAACGAGGGATAGCCGTAGTAGTACGTGACGCTGCCGTCCGGGTAAGTGGTTTCCAGCACCACCGGCTGGCGCAGGCGGTCGGCCGTGATCAGCGCCTTGTACCAGGGCTTCTTGCGGTCGTAGTCGACCGTGTACGTCAGCACCGTCGGCGTCTTGACCGTGGGTTTCTGCTGTTGCTTGCCGGTCGGGTCCTCGGTGTACTGGTACGTGTGGTATTGCTGCTCGCCGCCGGTGATTTGCACGTCGGTGATCTGGTCCAGGCTGACCCAGTCGTTGACCTTGCGGAACGTGCCCGCGCCTTGCCCCGCGGGATACAGGCGCAGGTCTTCGGTGTCGGCGCCTTCGATCTTGAAGCCGTCAGCAGTCACGCCCGAAGCGCGAAAAACGGAATTGTCCAGAGCCGGCCAGCCCGAGGCCAGCACCAGCACATCGCCGTCCGTGGGCGGGGTGGCGGTCGTTGCCGTCGGGTCTACCCCGTTCGTTACGGCGCTCATCGCCACCGCCTGCGCGAGCGTCTTCGAAACGCGAAATTGCGAACCGTTGATGAAAATGGAAGACATATCGAATCCTCAAAAAAATGCCCGGCGTGTGCCGGGCGAGAACTTGTTGCGGGGGAGGAAACCTAGCGGAGATACCAAATGCCGAAGTCCTGGCGGGTTCCGCGCTTCTTGATGGCCTCTTCGTAAAGGTCGGTCGGCGCGCCGTAGGGCTCCACGGCGGGAAAGTCACTTTCGCAAAGCGCCGTTGCGACCTGGTCAGCAATCGCTTCAGCCTGCAAGCGCGATTCGGCCCACACATGGACCTGTATGCGCCGGTGTCTCTTCTCGCGCCGCTTGCCCTCGACGTACCATTGCTCTTTGCCGCCCGCGCCCTGGTAGACGATGAGGGGAAAAACGGGCTTGTCCGGAGTGACGTCCGGGTACGCTCGCCCCGACACCAGCGGCGCGAGCAGTTCTTTCAGACGTGGTTCAAGTGGCATTCCCCACCTCCTGCGCCGCCAGAAGTTCGGGCAATCTCTCCTGGCCGCGCTTGATCATGGCCAACCGCGCCCGACCGTTGGCAGCATCGAAGGCCGGCCGCAGGAACGGATATGCCGGCACCCACTTGGGAGAGGCCAGCTTTCGGCGCTTGTCGGTGACATACGTGCCGTCCGGCTTGCGGATCACGGCATATATCTGCCAGTGGCCGAACTCGACCAGATGACCGTGTGGCGCCTTCCGCTTGTTCCAGGTCACCGCGTACTGCACTTCCTTTTCGGTAGATCGGTTCTCCCGGAAGGCGAGATAGAGGGCGTCGGCCAGAACGCCGTTGTGTATGTTCACCCGCGCCTTAGCCTCGTCCCTTAGCACTTCGCCGCCTGCGACGGCCATTGAGCGCGCCAAGCTGACGCGGGCTGACCCCAAGAGCCGATCCAGACCAGCCGACCACGCGGAGGTGTCAAAGGTTGCCTGAATTCCGTTAACCATCGCCGCCCCCTTGCTCGCAAACCAAGTCCGTCCACTTTCGACCCGCGTAATCCATGAGGACGTTCTTTATGTCGAAGGGGTCGCCGACCGGCTGGCCGTCGAACAGTTCGACCACCCGCATGCCCTGGTCGATCCCTCGTCGGAATCGAATTCGGAAGCTATACACGCCGATCGATGCCCCCAGATTGCCCTGGTTTCGTGTGATAGAGCCCATCCCCGTCTGGCCGCGAGGATCTGCGCGCACAGTTGCGACTTCTTCCCACGCGCCGTTCGGCTGCCCTGCGGCATCGCTACCGTTCCCCCGCTGCTCTATCCGGATCCACAAGCGCAACCGCCCCGCTCTCATGGCATCATCTCCCGGCGATCAGGGCGCAGGAGTTCTTCGATACCTTGCGGCAATCTCACCGCCGTCGCTCCGACAACGACTTCCTCGCGGTTGGCGTAGAGGTTGCCTAGGGTCAATCGAACAGCAGCCTCGATCCTCGGCGTTGCGACCATACCGAAGAGAACCCGCTGAAAGCCGGCTTTCGCCTCCTTCAGGCGTTCGGTGGCAAGGTTGATCGCCATCTGTTGCGCCGCCGAATTGGTGAGTGCGGCCGCGCTTGTGATAGCTGCGTCATAGGCTTCTTGGGCGTCCCCCGCAGCCTGCGGCAAAGCGTCCTGCGCCGCCAGAAGCTCGTCTTTCGACGTGAAGAAGGCACGATTCAGATGGCCCGCAACAGCGCTTTCCGCACTCGCAAGCAGCTTCGCCAGCAGCGGGGCATCCGCCGGATCGGCGTTGCATTGCACGATGCACTCTTCAGGGGTCAGCAACGGCATGGTCAGTCCTTCTTGCCTTCGGCCAAGGCCTGGCGCAACTTGTCCATGCCCCAGCGCTTGTCGTACTTGATCTGCGCTTCATCGAGTTGAGCCCGAAGCGCCGTCAATTCGGGTGCGTCTTCACTGGATTCGTCTACGGCGCCCAAATCGCGCGCGGCCGGCAGCAGCCAGCCGGGGCAGTCTTCGCCAGCCGCATACTCGACCGGGTAGATTTCACCTTCCGGCACGCCGCGAATGGTTTTGGTCAGTTTCATGAATATCTCCGGTGTGGCACAGGGGCGCCGAGATTGCGCCCCTGAGCCTGGTGGTTACGCGCCGATCTTCATCGCGCGCATGGGCTCGGGGTTGTGGACACCGCCGCCCACGCGCTTGGTCGTGTAGAACAGCACGAAGGGCTTGTTGGTGTAGGGGTCACGCAGCACCTTCACGCCGACGCGGTCGTAGATGGTGTAGGTGCGCTTGAAGTCCCCGAACAGCAAGGGCGTGGCGCCGGCCACCGCGTCTGGCATGTCCGGCACTTCGGTGGCAGGGAAGCCCGCCAGGGTCGCCGGCTGGCCAGCCACCATGGACGGTTGCCACAGGTAGTTGCCTTGCCCGTCCTTGAGCTTGCGGACCAGACCCTGGGTCTTGCGGTTCATCGAGAAGCGCGCGTTGCCCGTAAAGGCCGACGGCAGGTCGTAGACGATATCGATGATGGCGTCGGACGTGATCGCGGCCGCTGCACCGCTGTTCACGGCCTTGATTGCGCCGAACGGGTGCTTGGCGGCGTTGGCGCCGCCCTCGACATAGGTCAAGATGCCAAAGGGCTTGTTCACGCCATTGCCCGACACGTACGCCAGTCCTTCCTGCTTGGAGAATTCCGTTTCCACCTCCCCGGCCAGCCAGCTTTCGAGGTTGATGGCAGCATCGTCCAGCAGTTGTTGCGTGGCGGCCGGATTGGCGTAAATCTCGCCCCACCCGAAACCCAGCGATGCGAAGCCCGAAGTGTTCGACTGCGGGCGCGGGTCCGTTTCTCCGACCCAGCCCGAGGCCGTTCCGCCCAGGTTGTACAGCTTGGTCAGGCCGGCGCCCGAAACCTGCTGCACGTTCGCCAGCTGACGCATGGGGGACACCAGCACCAGTTTGTCGGTGATGGTACGGTCCCATTCCACCGGCGCGAGGTAGCCGCCCTCGTCGGCCGCGCCCTTGTTCAAGGCGGCCTGCACATCGCCCTTTTTGAAGTGGGCATTGAACGCCTCGCTGTACTCGGCGTCCTTCAGGGCTTGACCGCCGCCCCCGCCCATCTGGGCCGATGCGATCTTCAGATTGGCCTCGTCGATGGCCGACTGGAGCCGCGAAATGTCGGCGTTGATCTTCTCGACCTTGAGGGCTTGCAGGGCGTCGTGCGTGCCCTTCTTGACCTCATCCAATTGCTTGGTGTGTTCGTCCTTGAACGTGGCGAAGGCCTGATTCAGGCTCTCGATCAGGGCCTTGACATCGGTCGGGGCGCCGGCGTCGGCGCGAACGGAAACCAGCCCGCGCGGCACGCGGGCATTCGATTGGTGCTTCATGTTTAACCTCGCAGGGTTGAAAGTGTGGTTTGCAGCAGGGCTGCTACGTCATCGCCAGCGCACGGCGTGGCAGTTGTGGCAGCGCTCGGCTTGCCGGAAAAAAGTGCTTTGAAGGTGTCGCGTCGCGACGAACGGCTGTATCCGGCCTTCGCCATGGCCGCCTCAACTTGGGCCAGGGCCCGCCGCTCCGCGCCGGATTTGGGCGCCTCGCTGATCGCGGCCCCGTCCAGTAGCCCGGTGGCGAACCCATCTTCCACGGCCTGGTCGGCGCCAATCCAGGTTTCCTGGTCCATCAAGACCGCAGCCTGTTTGGCCGTCATTCCGGTGCGGGCGGCATAGACCTGCGCCATGGCCGCGTCGAACGGCTCCAGCTTCGCCGCAGCATCGACCAGGTCATGGCGATTGCCGATGGCGACGGCCCAAGCGTTGTGGATCATCAGGAAAGACCCTTGCCCCATCAGAATTTCGTCCCCCGCCATGGCGATGACCGAAGCCGCCGAGGCGGCCAGACCCAACACCTTGATGGTGACCTTGGCCTTGTGTTCGCGCAGAGCGTTGTAGATCGCCACGCCTTCGAAGAAATTCCCGCCAGGCGAATTGACATTGACCGTCACGTCCCGCGCACCGATGGAGCGCAGTGCAGACTGGATGCGCTTGACGGTCACGCCGCTTCCGTCCCAGGCTTCCCCGATGGCGTCATAGATCGAGATGCTGGCGTCCTCGGTGTCGTTTGCGGCGCGCACTTGGGGCGCCCACCGCTCCAGGGCGTCAGGCCGAAGATCGAAGTCGGCGGCGCCCAACCGGGCATCCGCCTTTATTTCAGGCAGTTGGATCAGGCTCATTGCTCTTTCCTTTCTGGTTTGTCGGGTCGCGCAGCCTGTTGGCCTGCGGGTCATCGCTGGCGGGTAGGTCCGACAGGTCCCGGATTTCGTTTTGCCACATCCAAGGGGGATGGCCGCCAGCGCCAGACGCCTTGGCGAAGTAGTCGGCCTGGTCCTTCAGGGTGCCGCGCATGAGCGCGCGCTCGTTGAACTTGTAGGTCAGGCTGTCGAGTTCGTCGTCGCTCAGGAAGGTGCGCATGGCAGCCTGTTCCCATGCCGTGAACCAGAACTGCAACCCGTACTGCACAAAGAAGATGCCCAGCTGCTCGATGCCTGAACCCCAACTGGTGTCATCCATCATCAGCAGTGGACGCGGCACACCAAAGGCGCGTGCGACTTCTTCGATCTGGGCGTTCCGGTTCTCGATGTGCTGCGCCTCTGCGGCCGTGGCCGAGAACTTGTTTGCCTTGGCCCCTTCTTCAAGCAGCATCCAACGCTGCGCGTTATCCGCGCCGGCATAGTCGGTATCGAGCGACTGGCGCATTCGGTTGTAGGCCGTATCCGAAAGGGGCTTGGGCACCTCCACCGCGCCCCCAGCGAGGTTCCCGGTACGGAACACTCGACCCGCCGCCCGTTCCGCATCGCGCGCCAGCGCAATGGCATCCCGCGCGAGTTTCATCCGGCCCAGCCCTTCCACTCCGTCGATGGATATATCCCGAAGGTGAAAAACCTCTTTCTGGGAGAGAACAACTTGCTGACCATCCGGACGGGTGTACGTGTAGCGCATCTCCCATCCCACCAGTTCCGCCTTGACAGAGCCCAGCGCCATCGGGACGACAGCGATGGGCCGGCCGGCTGACCAGATTACGCGGGCATAGCCGTTCCCCTGCTCCAGCGCATGCAGCTGCATCATGCTCTTGAACTCGAACGGGGTTTGCCAGCCGTTCGGCTTGAGTTTCAAGAGGCGATAGCCGGGGTGGTTCTTCGCCAACGCCTTTGTCGCGTCATTACGCATCAGGTTGAGCGGCAACATTCCCAGCGACGTAACGATCAGGGAGACACACCGCAGCGCGGCCATGTTGCGCAACGACTCCACCCGGCGGTGGTAATCGCCGGTTCGCATGTACTCCAGCAGCGCGGGGTCATCAAGACCACTGAAGGCCTGCCCCCTGGGCTGCTGTGACGCCTGCGCAGACTCGGGCGCAAAGGTCGGCTCCAGGCGCGGGCCGGCTTCAGGCGTCAACTCGCCGCCCGAGCCGCCCAGAAATCGGTCCAGTAGTTTCATTGGTTCTCTCAGATGAATCGGATTCCGCGGGATTCGTATACGGACTGGCCTGAGGCCTCGGGATTGAGCACCATCAGTTGGGCCGCATCGAAGGTGGCCATCAGTGGGTCAATCTTCGCCGTGCCGCTGGCCTGCTTGGTGATCAGAATCCCATTCGCCCGAAGCTCAACACGGGCATTCCCCACTACCCAGGCCATCAAGGCTTGATCGCCGTGAAGGAATGTCCCTTCCGCGAGCTTGCGTTCGACGGTCTTGATGATTCCGCCCAGCTTCCAGCCCTGCGAAACGCCCACAATCAGTTCCTCGGGGACTCCAGCTTCGGCCAGCGCGTCGTTGAACGTGACGCCGCTCTGGTCAGCGCCGATTCCGCATTTCTCGGGAAAGAGACCGGCGTCATAAACCTGGCGGATCAATGCCGCCAGCTCCGCGGTGTCCTCCCCAATGTGGTCGACAATCACCAATTCGCCAGCCCGCTCAAGGTCGCGGAGCCTTGATTCGATTTCCTTCCGACGCTCCAGCACCGAGGGGTGCGCCCAGGCGCGTGCCCAATGGAGCCAATTGCCCGTGCCTCGCTCACGGCCGATAAACGCCAGCCCGAGCAAGTCGTCCAGGCCGCCACCGTCGATGCCCGCCGTAACGACCTCGGAGCGGTCCAGCAGGGCGCGCAACGTCAGCACACGTTGACCGCGCTTTATCCAGTGGTCCGCACCTGCCCAACGGTCGGAGCGCAGGCTCAAGCCGATTTCGACGTTCAGGTGCTTTGCCAGGAACTGCTGGAAGGCCCCATCGGTCCTGGCGCGCAGCAGCTTAAGTTGATCCCCCAGCCATTCAGCGCTGACAGAACGCCCTAGATTCGGATTGGTTATGTAGAAGTTGTCCGGGTTGAGATACGCCTTGGCCTCGATCATGTCTTCCGGGAATTCGTACAGAATGCCCAGCGTCTTCGGGTCGACTACTCGGCCGTCCCGCACATCGCGCCAATAGGCGAGCTTCTCTTTGAACACCCCGGCCGGCGGCTCGTCGCTTTGCGTGGTCAGGTAGATCACCCATCCCTCATCGCGCGATATCTGGCCGCCCAGTGCCTCAAGGAACATGGCCACAGCATTTGCACGCTTGCCGAATAGCCAAAGCTCATCAACCAGGATGCGGCCCGACTTCTTGCCTGACACTGTATCGGTGTCGGCTGCTACCACCTTCAAGCTGTTGCGCGTCGTCCGATGCGTAATGGTGCGCACATGATCCTGAACGTGGAACATGTCTGAAAGCTCGTCATCGGCGCGAATCATCGCGGCCGCCGGCTTGAAGCTGTTGTCCGCGACCTCCTTCGTTGGCGCCAGGATCAGGTGCTCCTCTTCCTGGCGCCAGCAGATCACCACCGCGGTTAGCATGATGCCGGCGGCGATGGTCGATTTCGTGTTCTTCTTGCTGATGAGCAGCCCGTATTCTCGGATCAGCTGCTTGCCCGTGGCCGCCTCATAGCCGCCGAAGATGGCACGCACGAAGTCGAAAACCCACTCTTCCGAGCATTCTCCGAACGTCTGGTGGCGATACCCGCCGACAGCCTCGTCGTAGACCTGCGGGAGGTCAACCACCTTCAGCTGTTTGAATATCCCAAGCGCGTACTCAGCTTGGTCGGGGAAAATCGGTGGCGGAATGATCGATTTGCGCGCCCGCAGGCGTTCCGCCCAGTCAGGGCATGCAGTCGTCCAGGCCATCGCTTAACCCTTCCCGACAACACGGAGATGCGGCGGCGGTGGTGGCGCAGCGAATCTGCCGCCGGCGGCCGCTTCTCCCGCCGCCTTCTTCTTGGCGTCTTTCTTGCCCTGGTCCGCGACCTTGCCATGCACATACGGAACCCAGGCCTTCGCGGCTTCGACGCGCAACTTCATGTCCTGCACTGGGTCGTTTGCAACGGCCTTCAAGAACTCCAAGGGGTCGGAATACAGCGTGCCCAGGTCCGGCAACGAAACCTCCTTTCCGGCCGCGGAGGCTTCCTCCTTCAGTTTGTTAACTTGGTTAATACGGCCCAGGGCTTCCTGGATATCCTTGTCCTTCATCAATCGGGACGCTGCAACGGCCGCCCCTTTTTCGCTGTAGCCCGCATGGATAGCGGCTTTCGCTCCGGACAGGCCCGACTGCAACGCCTGAACAAATCGGCGCTTTTTGTCGGTTAATGCCATTAACAATCTCGGTTAACAAATCCGGTTAAGAGGAAATTTTCCGCGCGTGAGGGAACAGGTCGTTTCCGGAAGGCGAACCCGCCAGACTTTCACCCCGCCCCCCCTCTCGGCATGGCCCTGGCGCCCTCGCACAGCCCCGCCAGGAGGCCGCGCCGGGACTGCCCTGGCAGCGCATACCTCTGGCACTGAGGCGCGCTACGGGCTTCTGATGACCTCCACGCGGATAGCCCGCTGGATCCATCTGCCCACCCGCTCAGGATTGGGCTCCAAGCCGGTCAAGTATCCCGCCAAGCTGACGCCCGACAGATACCAACGGAGCCACCACGCGACATGAAGGCGGATGCGCAACTCAGCCATTGCCATCACGACCGCTCCCGATAGCCCATGTCTCGCCTTGTCTTGGCGTCATGGCATCCAGCCTTGCGACCGTGGGCATCTCGGTAGACGCACAAGATTTGCGAGTTCTCTTCGGTGTCCTGGCCACCGTCGAACAGGCTTAATTTGTGGTCGAGTTCGAAGCCGTGGGGATACACGGTCAGCACTCCACAATGCGCACAATGCGGGTTAGCCGACCAGATGCGCAGCCGGCGATCTTGCAGCTTGCGACCTGTCATGCGCTTGGCGCTGGGCGTGGGCGCAACAGTAAGCCTGGATCCAGCCATCGCAATGCGCGGCTTGAGTGTCTTGAGCTTCATGCCTGCGCCCTCCCGATCCGAATCTGAGTGACGTAGGCACGCGCCACAGCCGAGATTGCGTCCACGCGGGATATGTAGTGAGCCATGTAGTAAGCGCGGCGCTCCCGCTGGACGCCCACGTCGAGCGCCGACAATCCCTTCAGCTTGTGCCGATACATTCGCGCGCAGTCTTCCAGGGCCTGTCGAGCCGCCACATCGAACGCCGGATCGGCGCCCGCGCGCCTCGCACACGCAATGTCTCGCCGTGCGGCTGCGGCCATTTCTCGTAACATATCCATCCTTCCAGAAAGCCACTTGCATTGAGGCGGTTATGACAAAGACAGAATGCGAACGCGCCATCAGACAGTTGTGCCACCAGTGGAAACTCACCCACCATGCCAGCATCAGCGCCCAGGACGTGCGGTTTTCCGACTTCCGTATTTGGCTGGAACAACACCATCCCGAACTATTGCAATTCCGCTCCGTCATGCCCCCCGCCGATCTTGCCGAAATGTGGTTTGACCAAGAGTTCCGGCAGATGTGGCGCAACTGACCCAAGCCGCTCGCCCATACTTTTGCTGTTCTCGCCGGGTGCCACAAACTGCACACCACCCGGCGCGATGACCGAATCCCCGCACGCCATGCAAAGCGCGCTGACCCTTGATATCGCAAGGGTAGAGACAAATAGGGCAAGCACCAGATCACCGCTTCCGAGAACGGCGTACGCGTGTCGCGTAATGCGCGCATCGCCCACCAGGCTGCCGGACAAAAATGTGGTACGTTTCAAATAATATCTAAATTATTCAGAAACAAAATGGGCGTCATCTTTTTAATGATTTTGGCAGTCGCCACGGTGTACTGGCTGGTAGGCATCTTGGGACGGAGCTCTCCTGCGCTCGGCAATTTCATCTGCCAGTACAGTACCCATATCGCTATCGCCATATTTTTCTATTGGGGCTACATAGTGATTTACGGCACCGGGAAGAAACTCCCTACCTTGCCCCTGCTTATCGCATTTGGCTTTGCGATGATCTCCAGTCGGCGCCGTTTCTGACCCCTCGCCTTGAAACTACGCGTTCCCCGCACACCAACCTAATCGGAGCAGAAATGAGCGAGAACCTCGTGCACGGACTCATCAAGGTCGGAAAGGAAATCATCATTGACGATCCGACCGTTAAAGAGACCGGGATATTTGGGGCGGGACTAGTCGTCGTCGCTGGCCTCGTCTATGGGGCATACCGACTTCTATCAGACGGAAAAGTTTCGCAGATCAAAGTCGGGCCAGTGGACATTAAGACTTCAGGCCAACACGGGGATCAGTAGTTACTGCAAGACAAAAAAAGCCCGCTGCTTTTGCATGCGGGCTTTTTTTGAGCGCACTTATTCAAAGTGACTAAACGGGACGAACTTTAGCAGAGAAAATTTAACCTGACAAGACCGTCAGTCGCACAGGCCCTTGGCGGTCAGCAGGTCGGCGGCATACTCCATCGCAAGCGCCTCGACCCCCTTCTTGCCGTCACCGCGGCCGCCGCCCTTCTGCTTCGTGGTGCGGGTGCCATACAGCCAGAGTTTGATCTTGCCGTTGTGGTTGGTGGCAGTGGCGGCGCTCACGCCCGCCCGCTCGGCGGCGTCCGAAAGCTTCACGTCCTTGCCGAAGTACCGCGCCACGATGGCGTCACGCAACACCCGCGCCGTGGGATGGGCCGACAGCGCATCGCACACCGCCGCGTCGGAGATCTGCCGGATTGCCGCCAGCCAGTCGTGGCGGTCTACCGTACCCTGGCAGCACTTGCATTGCGTCGTGCGCGGCGCGAAGCGTGCAACCAATATCGCCCGGTACAGTTCGGGCAGCGGTTCCAGGGCGCGGAACACAATGGCGGCCTGGCCTACTCCATCGGTTCCGCCCAGCCCCTTACCGCCTTCGGTGGAAGCCTGGGCCATCCGCGCCATCATGGGCTTGTCATAGACCTGGTCCGAATGGTTGAAAGCGAAGGTCAAGGCGGCGTGCGCGGTTGCGAACAGCCGGCCGGGCTTGACCTCGACCACCGGGGTGGAGGGCAAGCAGGACATGGTCAGGGCGGTCATCAGTAAATCTCCGGGGAATAAATCACTTTCGCAGGCAGCTTTTCGCGCATCCATTGCATCGCTGCAGCCCAGTCCAGCGTGACGGTGTAGCGCCCCCGCACGGGAAAGGTGCGCGGGTTCACGTCGTGGGCGTCCAGCATCACTAGGTCACCGACCATGCCCGTGCGCTTGTAGATCAGCACCGGAATGCGACTTTCGCCGGCCTGCGCCTGGGCCTGGCGCCACCAGGCCGGCAGGCAAAGCGTGGTCGCGTGCTTGCACTCCACGCTGATGCAGTCAAAGGCCGGGTCATCGGCCACCACGTCGCTGTCGCCTTCGTGGTTCCTGACTCGGCGGCGCCAAAGCTTGCCGGTATCTTCGGTCAGCCGGTTGGCAATGCGGCGCTCGTAGGCTGCGCCCTTGTTGCGAGACAGCGCGCTCATGCTTCGACTCCGGTATCGACGGGCGCACCAATGGCGGCCTCGGCCATCCGCAGCACCGCAGGAGGCGGCAGCCGTCCGCTCTCCTGGGCCTTGGCCAGGATTCGCCGCGCCCATCGACGAGGGTCGCGGCCGGTCGAATTCACGACACCCACCGCCCCCATCTTCGCCATAGCCTTGGCCGCGTCCTCTCGCGTGGCGAGCGTTCCACCTGGCGCAGGCAGTGCCGGGGCGGGAGTTGGGACCGCCTCCCACTGGCCGCGCGCCAATTCATCCCGGAAGACACGCTCCCAACGCGACCGCAGCACCGCATAGCCGCAGTTCAGTAGGTCGTGCGTTCCTACCGCCACGGCGGCGTGGAAGATGGCTGGATGCGACCAGACGCCTTTTTCTCCGCGTTTGCGGGCGGCCATGCCTGCCACAGCCTCATGGAAAGCCGCCTCCGGATCCATCCAGGGCCGGCACAGGCGCATGAACTCCGGCAGGGTCGGCGGCCAATCCCGGCCCAAACAAGCCACCAGGCCGACACGGGCCTCGGCCTCGGTAAAACCCGCCAGCTTTTGGTTGAAGCTGTCCTTGACCTCCCGCGGCGTCAGGCCCTCCCAGGCCTGCGCGAACTTCGACCCGTAGAGCAGGCGCAGTTCGGACACCACCAGGTCACCCAAGGTACGGACGTCAATCGCATCAGTGCGTTGTTGCATCGAGAACTCCCATGTCTACTTCGCGCACGGCGCCGGGTGATGCCACCGCCGCCCCCATTTCCTCGTTCCAGGTCGCCCGCCGCTGGGCCGCACTCGCCGGCTTCGCAGGGCGCGCCGCCCCCGAGCGCAGAACTCGTTGCAGGTATCCCACCGGCTCTATGGCCTGGTCGTCGACGCATTGCTGGATGGCCCGGACAATCTCTTCGTCCGCATGGCTTTTCCGGAACATGCCCAGCATCGAGCGCGCTTGCTTCTCAGGCTGGCCGGCGGCGATCAGCAGGGGCAAGCCCAGGGCAAAAATCCGGTCTACAGCCGAAGGCGGCTCCGGCGGCGTGCCGCCCGTTCCGTTAGGAACGGAATATTTATTGGTTATTGGTTCTTGGTTAGGGTTACGACTGGGTTCTTTCTGGCCCCCGACTGGGTTTCCTGTCGAATCCGTTTGGGTTCCTTCTGGAATCCCATCAGAAACCGACTGGGTTTCGTTGGGTTTCTTCTTCGGCCTCCCGCCGGCCTTCCCATTAACCCGGTTGGTTTGCGCTTTTTGCTGATACGTGGCGATTTCGCTATCCGCCCGCTTGTTGCGCCAAACCCCGCCGTCCAGTTCGAAGAACTCATTCAGGATCATCGGCACGGCGGCGCGTTCCTCTTCGCTGCGCGCCCCCACCCAACGGCAGATCAGCTGCAGGTCGTCCTTGATCGGCTGTTCCTCGGCGTAGTAGCGGCGCAAAAGGCGGCTGTAGATGGCATCCTCAACCAGGCTCAGGTGCATAGTGGCCTGGGCGTAGTCGCCAATGTTGTGGCTGTAGTAGTTCATGCGGTAACTCCATAAACGGCCAGATACCCCACCTCGGCCTCAATCGGCCACAGGCCCAGCACGATCAACGCCAGGCGGGTTCTCTGAAATCCGGCTTCCCACAACGTGACCTTCTCGTCGTAGGTCGCGCCAGTGGTGTTCTGGTCGATATAGGCATGGCACGCGCTGCAACCCCAGGCGGCCGCCCAGTCGTGCGCCTTCAGCCATCCGGCCTTGCCGTGCCGCGCCTGGTTCGAATGGCACGCTACGGTCGTCTCCGTGCCACCAATGCAAACGTCCGGGATCTGGATCATGCAGGGCTTGCCCTTGGCCAGATTCAGCAAGGCCCGGTTGCGGTACATCGTCTTGGTGGCGCGCGGCGTGCTGCGACGGGCCGGCATGCGCTTCCCGCTCGACTTCAGGGCCGAGCCTGGGCGCATGGGCGCGCCACGCTTCATGGGCGTCTTCTGGCGCAATGGCGTCTTGCGGCTCAACGACATGCCGCCCCCTGCTGTTTGACCCGATACCAGTAGGGATAGCGCAAGACGCTCATCCGGCGCTGGACCAGGCCGGCGCGCACCGCATCGAACAGGAACGAATCAACCGCGGCTACTGCGGCCTCTTCGCGCGAGACGCGCAGCCACGGGCTGACCGCCTTCAGGTCGGGCACCACCAAGGCGCGCAGCGCAAGCACGTCCACCTGGTGGCGCGTGTCGATAATGGCCTGCCGCACCGCCTCGACCGTCTCCGGCGGAACGCGGTAGCCCTTGAACATGTGCAACGTGTCACGCATACAGGCCGCTCCACTTCAGGAACGGCTTTCGAACCGCCTCATGGAACAGGGTCGCGGCTGTAGCGTTGTGGTCCAGCTGGGCGCGGCTCTCGATCCCGCAGGCGTTGCGCACGAACTGCGCCGCGTGCTGGTTATCGCTCACGCCCTGCGGGGCGGCGCCGATGCGGGACACAACCCACCGCTGGAATTTCGCGTTGCCACACATCATGGCCGCAACGCGAGACAGCGCCGCCCCCTTGCCAGCCGCAGGCGCGCGCCTCGCACGCACCGGGCGCCCCGAATCTCCGCGCGTCAGCATCCCGCCCTCGCCTTGTCGCCTGCGGCGCGCACTACGTTCCGCTCAAGGCGCTGGGCCTTCTCCACGATTTTGCGGCACTCGATCACGATGGCCGAGGCATCCGCCTCGCAGATATCGCCATCGGACAGCGCCTCAATCGCCACTGCCGACAGTTCCCCGTTGAGGTGGGACATTTCCATGACTTTCTGGCGCGCCGCGTCGACCTCGTTCGGGTGCTGGGGCGCCGGCGGCAGAATGTTGGCGGACACGCCGTGGCGCACGTTGAGCGCCAGCAGCCAATCCCGCGCGTAGCCCTCCCCGCCCTGCTTCTCCATCATCCACTCGGTGGCGAGTTCGAACAGGTCCAGAGACATGGATTGGCCTTTCACCCGGCGCAGCTTCTGGCGCAGGGTTTCCGCATGCATCGAAACGCCGCGGCGGTTCGTCATGAACGCGGCCAGTTCTTCAACGCCCCCGGGCGTCTTCTGCACGCCGATATACAGCGCGTCATGCGGGTCGATCTGTGTGTAGCGGTGGGTCATGAGGTCTTACCTTGAAATCCGGGTGCGATCAGGGTTTCGGGCTTCCCGCCCCCGCCCTACGATGTGCGACATGGAACACTTCACGACACATCAAGCGGGCCTATCCGGATCGCGCCAGGCGCGGGCGACGTTCGCGTATCGTCGGGGTCGTGACGGTTCAGCCATTCGAGGGGGACGCGCAGGACATGGCTTACCTCTCCGTTCTCCCAATGGACGGTTGCCAAGCCCCAGTTCAGGGGATCAGCGGTGTGCATGGGATACCTCCTGCCCCTGTTCAGAATCCGCGAGATCAGGCCAGATCCGCCGCCATTGGCGGCAAAGCAACTTGCGCGACACGCCGGACTCCCTTTCGAGTGACACCGCATATTCAGCGGGGACATTCCCAGATCGCTCCCATTGCTGCACCGTTTGATAGTTGGTTGCTCCAACCTTTCGGGCCGCGGCGACAGGGCCGCCAAGTAGAGCGACGGCCAATGAAATGTGAGGGTTCTTTTCCATGCGCTTACTCTAATACAAGAAAAACTAGCATGCAAGATTTTCCTGCAATGACACAAGTTAGTCTTGTGGTTAACCTCGCGCGCATGAGCACTATTCACGCCCGTATCAAAAAGCTCCGCGAAACCCATCAGATGTCCATGGAGGGGTTGGCAGACGCCGTCGGCGTTTCCTGGCAGACCGTTCAACAGTGGGAAAATGGCAAGACTGCCCCCAAGCGCAAACGCCTAGAGGACGTGGCTACAGCGCTTGGCACTACGGTCGATTACCTCTTGACAGGGGGCCAGGCGGCTTACTCGACGCCCGAGTATGTCGAGGTGCGCCGTATCGACGTCAGGTTGTCAGCTGGTCACGGAGCTGTCGTGATTTCTGAGAGCGAGAAGACGCGCCTTTCATTTCGCGCCGATTTCTTGCGTGACGCAGGGGCCGACCCTGCCTATACCGTCACCGCGGAGTCGGATGGCGACAGCATGTATCCGGCAATCCCAGATAAAGCGACGGTGCTTCTGAATCTGCAGGACAAGACGATAAGAAATCGTAAGATCTATGCCTTCCGACTTGATGGCCATTTGCACATCAAACGGTTCATAAAGGAAGGTGCCGGTGCAAAATTGATTGCTCGGTCAGACAATCCGGCATACCCAGATATCGAAATAAATCCCAGGCAAGATGATTTCGAGCTGATTGGCCGGGCATTCTGGTTTTGCGCACGCCTGTAACCGCTCAAGTATTCGCCCCCAAAGCAGGAAGCCCACAAAACGCCATCATTGCCATGAAGCTGCTCCCCTTAGCGCTGCTCGCCCTCCCCACCATTTCTCATGCGGCATGGGAGTACAAAACTGTCCGTGATGAGATGCGCGGCACCGAAGTACGCGTCGCATTGCTGCAATCAACCAACAACGTGCAGCTGGAATTCCCTTACGCTGGTGGAAGTAAGCTCAACCTGGTGCTGCGTCAGAAATCGGACACCACAGACGCGTACTTGATGATCGACAAGGGCCAATTCGCCTGCCTATCACCATCCTGCAAGATCAGCGCCCGCTTTGATGAGGGTGATGTCATAGAGCTTGTCGGTGAGCCGGGACAGAACACGTCGACGGTGTTTCTGGAACATCCACAGCTGATATCCGAAACTGTCCGCTTGGCCAAGAAATTGATTGTTGAAGTGTCCCTTCACAACCATGGCGCTCGGCAGTTCAAATTCGACTTGGACGGACTGGAGTGGCCATGGCCTTCAGGTACGCCCTCAATACAGCAAGGCTTGGGCGCACAAAAATGGGCAGCTGCGCCTTTGCCTTCTATGTCTACCCCGACTCAGGCCAAAGCAACGAACGCAGTCTGCTACGAGGGCCCTATTCCTGACGATCCCCAATGGAAGGCCGCGAACGTCTTGCAGGTCAACTATTGCTTCGTGGATTCAAAGCTCTGGTACGCCGTCGCAAACTCCCAGGCCTCCCCTAGCGGCATCGCAGCTCTGCGCAAGCTTGCCCTATCCCTGATGGGTCGCAAGCCGGACTCTGCGATTCCGGGATACGAAAGCTGGCGTGGAGACACACAGGGCGATCTATTCGGGGCTGCCCTCATGGGGAGCCCTGAGAAAAAAAGCTCGGCGCCCTGGTCGCTACTACTCCGATACGAGCCAGTCGGTAGCCTAGCCAAAAAAACCACGAATTGAAGCAGCCGCCACCTCAGGTGGCTTTTTTTTCACCTGCAATGCTAGTTTTTCTTGCATGCTAGTTTTTCTTGTGTAAAAATGCGCTCACGCTCTTTAACAACCTGCCGCCGATGTTGCTCGCCCCGCCTGTGGGGCGTTCCCCGGCTCAATCGCACCTACGGGCATGGCCGTAGCTCTGCGCGGTGTCCCTACCGTATCCAGCCCGCCATAGCGCGGTTCACGGTCAAGAGGGTGAGGCGTAGACGGCCAAGACAAGCAACGGTCACGCCGGTTGGAATCCCGGCCAGCTTTACCCGATCCGCTGAAAAGCGGGTTTCGGCCAGCGCTGCGGGTCAGTGCTGACCGAAGCCACTCAAGGAGACCCACATGATCCTGATTTCTACGCTCCGCAAGATGGGCGACAAGCCGGTTTTCGTCGTCAACGTCCCCGCCCACATCGCCAAGGTTGGCGACCTGCCGCCCATCAATGTGCCAGCCCACCAAGACGCATTCGCTACGAAGCCGCAGGCCGACAAGTACGCGGCCACGCACGATCCGCGCCAGTTCGGCGCCAGCGTGTTCCCGGTCGTGTCCCGCATGACCGCCCGCGCCTATGCCGACCAACACGTAGGCTGGACGTTCAAGGCCCCCGCCTAACCCCCCGCCCCGGTAGGGGCCAGGAGAACAGCATGCAAAGCAATCTGATCCTCACCGCCGCCCAGGCCCAGGCCGTGTATAGCGCAATGTGCGCGCTGAACCAGATCGGCGTCAGCTCGGGGGACGTTGTTATCCCCGCCACGGCGACGGAACACCGCATCAACGTGTACTGGAACGCCGAGGGCGTCGCTGTGGTTTTCGGCTTCGGTTCTCGCCAGGCCTACGCCGATCAAGCCGCCTTCGCCGCCGCCTACGACCTGCACCAGCCGGTCAACGCCGCCCCGCTGCTTAAGGCAGCAGAAAGGGCGGCGCGCCGGATCGACTGGTTCCTGGACTTGAACCCGGACCACGTCGACAGCACGCTCAACGTGATCCGCCAAGACCTGCGCGCCGCCATGGCCCAGGCCTCTGCCTGACCTTCCCCACCCGCCCCGGGCGCCGGGGCAAGGAGACAACCATGAACGACGCCGAATCCCTCTCCTACGCAATCTCCAAGCAACTCGCCACCGCCCAGTACCTCAGTACGAACTATGGCGATATCCCCCTCGATGAAGAAATGCGCGCCGCTGTCGACAACGCAGTGCGGCCCATCCTCAAGCGCCGCTTGAATGCGGTCATCGTCGAAGCTCAACCCCAGCAGTGAGGAAGCGACCATGGAAGAAGTGACCATTCACGAGGCCGGCGCCCTGCTCGCCGCTACCGGCCGCATCATGATGCGCCAAGGCGTGCATTTCGACGTGTTGGTCGGTGACTGCCGCGATGATTGCAGCGATGCCGACTTACTGGAAATCATGGGTAATGCCGGCGTGCCGGAAGAGCGGGCGCGCGAACTGCTCCGCATGGACCTCAGCGACGTGATCGCCGACCTGCACTTCGGCACTTGACAGCCCCGGCTCATGCCCCGCGAGCGGGGTATCGGCAGGCGCTGTATCGAATCGGGCATCCTTAGCCGGGGGTGCAAGACCGCTTCATAGCCTCCAGCATGTCGACTCTCAGTTGATGCCGACCGCCCTCAAACGGGGTACTGAAGAACACGTCGATGCACTCGCGCGCCGTATCGAAGTCAATGAGCCTGCTACCCAATACCAACACGTTCGCGTCGTTGTGTTGACGGCTGAGGCGCGCCATGTCCGCATTCACACATAGCGCTGCCCGAACCGCGGCGAAGCGATTGGCCGCAATGGAAATCCCGATCCCAGACCCACAGATGGCAACCCCTCGTTGGGCCTTGCCATCTGTTATCGCTTCCCCAAGCCTGAAGCCGAATTCGGGGTAATCAACAGACTCGGACGAACTCGCGCCCAGGTCAAGCCAGTCGATACCGCCGTATGCCTGCTTCAGCAGCTCTTTAAGTTCGTAGCCGGCATGGTCTGACGCGATAGCAATCATCATTTCTAACTCCGCCCCTCTCTAGATGGAAAAGCCGCAAATTCACCCGGGGCAGCATATAGGCGAATGCGCCGCACTGTCCAGAATGCCCGGCTTGCGCGCACATAGGGCCCCGCGACCCCAGCCCATTTACCCCTCGTACCAGCCTCTCCCAATGCCTTGCTCGCAGGGCATTGGCAGGCGCTGTTGCCTGATCCCCTACCTGGAATTCCCCATGATCAAGTTCATCGAAGCCCTGCTCGACATTCTCGCGCCCATTCTCAGCGTCCTGGACCGCAACGGAAAGCTGTAATTCCCCGCCCTGCCCCGCACGCCGGGGCGGCTTCGGAGAGCGGGCCGGCGCCGCTTCGTCACCGGCGCAAAAAGTGACTTTCTTCCTGGAAGTGAACTGATCGGGCCTTCCGGCCTGCTCTCCGAAGCCTCACCACCGCGCATCCGCGCAAATCCCCATGACCTACATCGAAACCCTCGCCTGGGGCCTGGGCCTGTTCGCGTTCGCGCGGCTGGTGCTGGCGCCCCTCGGCGACTACCTCTCACGCCGCTACGTCGCGGCCGATCCCTGGAGCGCCACCCAATGAACACCATCAGCGCAAGCGCGCCCCCGGCCTGCATCCGCCCCTTGACACTCATCAGCAGGGCAGTTCGCAAGCTGGCCGATTTCATCGCCCCCAGCGACCACGTAGGAAGAGGATACTGGGACAACAACAGCCGCATCCCAATCCTCGCGTGGTTCGGCGCCGTAGCGTTCGCCTTCATCTTCCTCGTCGTGCTGCCCTGGCTGGGGCGTGGCGCAGGGTTCTGACCATGAACGGCATCGACTTCATAGTGCGTGACCATGCCCCCTCCCCCGCTACTTTTAGAGCTTGTCGAAGTTGACGCGCCGCAAAGACGTCCGTGTCCACTTGGCCAGTTCGACGCGTGCAGAGGAAACCACCGCTAAAGCAACTTTAATGTGGCTGGCCCATCTTTTAACAAGACGCATTCGGTCTGCTGGCGAGGTAAAGCGGTTATGCATCGCATCGCGCCACAGCACAACGCTTGCCCTCGTATGGCTCAACCGCGCCAACCCTGCGGCAATGTCGTCGGCACATTTATCGGGTAGAGCTTCGATCAATAGCAATTGCTCCAGCGCAACGCCGAGGTCAATGCTCCGAAGCTGATTAGTCAACTCGTGGAACGTTTCCGGCTCGATGTCGATTGAGGCATAAGTCTGCAGGCCTGAAAGCACAAATTCGATCTCGTCCTCAATCATTCGAAGGCGAGGTTCCAACGCAGCCGCGGCCAACGCCGCCAAACGATGGTTGCGATCTTGCTGATCGCGTTGCACTCGCTCTTGCTTCTCTTTTTCCCGATTCGCTGAATGGCGGGCCTGCCAGAGCGCTACGCCAACCGCGGCAATAGTCGCACCAACAGTTCCAATAGCCGTCATCACATCCAGGATTCTGACGTTCGCCAGAGCTTCAGGTCGATCGCGCCAAATCCATCCAAGCGCAAACCCGGCTATGAGCATCGCTATTGCGACGGATAGCCAGAAAGCCGTTTGACGCCAGTCTTCAGAGAAAACTTCCCTCACCCCGAATTTCCGCATAGATACCTCGCATCAGCCGCAATTTGGCGAGGCGATCGTACCTCACCCCCAACGGAGTGTCAGCATGACCAATCCCCCCGCATCGTTCAAATCCATGATCAACGCCGGCACGCTCAAACGCGCCGATGCGATGAAAGCCCGCTACAGGGATATCCATGTAAAACCCGATTTCAACCTGCGGGATCGGGACAGCTTCTACGAGACGGCTGTCGAAGAACTCACCGGCTACATCATGAGCGGCGGCCAGCTTCCCGCGCTGGAGGTGGCCCCGCTCCCCGATGGTTCCGGCGTCGAGCTGATCGACGGCCACCGCCGGCACGACGGATACGGCCGAGCCATCGCGCGCGGCTTCCCGATTGAATGGGTTCCCATCGTCGCGTTCCAAGGGAACGAAATCGACCGGCAGGCGCGGATCTTCACCAGCAACAAGAATGCCCCGCTGCGCCCCCTGGAGGCCGCGCGCGGCTTCAAGCGCTTCCGCGGTGCCGGCCTGGACAGCGCCGAAATCGCCGCCATCGTCCATTGCAGCCGCACCCACGTTGAAAACTATCTCGTCCTGGCCGACGCCGAACGCGATGTGCAAGAACTGGTCCGCGCCTGCACGGTATCCGCCGACGTAGCAATCGAAGCGGTGCGCAAGCTGGGCGCCAAGGCAGGCGAGTTCCTGGCCGGTAAGGTCGACCAGGCCAAGGCCGCCGGCAAGTCCAAGGTAACGCCCAGCACCATCCACGGCCGCGCCCTGCCCCGCAAGGTTGTCTCCCCGCTCATCAGCGGCGTGGACGCCTTCATCCAACGCCTGGACGCCAACCAGCGCGCAACCCTCCTGGATATCAAGGAAGGCCGCGTTGCAGACGAAACCATCACCATCCCCGCCGCCGCCCTGGTCGATCTGTTCCAGGCACACAGCGCCGTCGAAGCCATCCGCGCCAAGCAGGCCGAGAAAGAACGCCGCGCCGCCGAGGCCGCTGCAGCTGCCGGCCAGGCCTCGATCCCCGAAGAGGAAACCGCCGAATGATCAAGCTCACCGACTCCAGAGGCGCCGCGATCTACCTGGCCGCCGACGCCATCGCCAGCATTCAGTAGGCCGGTGCCAGCAGCGCCTGGCATGGCATCCACGCCTACGTCCGCACCTTCGACGGCAAGACCTACGAAGTGCAACAGGACGCCAGCGAAATCAACGCCGCGGTGGACGCGGCCCAGCAACGGAGCGAAGCATGAACACCCCCGCCCCCAAGACCAGCCCCGACGCCGCACTCGGCAACCTCATGGCCGCCGCCCTCGACGTTCCCGCCGCCCCAGAACAGCCCGCGATGCCCGACGACACCCTCGCCCGCACAGGCAACACCGCCGACCACCAGGCCGGCTGGTTCGCAGGCATGGAACAGGGCCAGGCCAATGCCCAGGCCAACATGGCGATACGCGCCCCGTTCCGTGACTGGAAGGCGATCCAGGTAGCCATCGACGACTATCTCGACGGGTATGAACTGCGGGCCGACGAAGGCGCCCATACGCCCACCGACTTCGAACGCTTCTTGTTGGACGACTGCATCGCCGGCTTGCTGGCCGATGACGACTTCCTGGCGCTTATCACTGGCAGCGCCGCTCCCGCTGCTGGCGATGCGCTGGATGCGGCGCGGTATCGCTGGCTCTGCGACAAGTTCGGCATCACGAAACTGCCCTGCGCCATCGAGCGCATCATCGAGGGTTCGTATGTGCCGGACGGCAAGAAAGCCATAGACGCCGCCATCGACGCCGCCATTGCAGCCCAGCAGGGCAAAGGCGGTGAGAAATGACAACCGGCATCGATATCCTCAACGAGTTCACGAAGGAAGAAATCATCGCCTTCGTGCGCGAACAGGGTCTCTTCCTGCGCATCAATCGCCGAGACCTGCTTTTCATCCGCTGGAAGACCGCCAGCCAGAAGCTCCTGGCTGACTACGATGCGGAGCTTGCCCGCTGGGATGCGGAAAAGCCCGATTTCAAAAAGCGGGATGCCTTGGCTATCCAATGCAATGCCAGCAAAGACACCCACGAAAGGCTTCGTCTACTGCGCGAGATCGAACCGTACGACAAGGCTCTGCAAGATCACATTTCGCGCATGCGGAAGCTGGACGCCCGGCAGAAGACCGTTGACCGCATGTATCGCAACATCGATAGGGAGGCCGCATGCCCCACCAGAACAACGCCGCACAGGGCCTAGGAAAGCGACCAGCCCACCGCCTCGTCTCGCTTGTCGTGGAAGTAGTCCCATTCCGCGCCACACACTGAGCAGACAAACGCCTCGTGTGTCACGCCTCTTCGAGCGGTGGCGAGGCTGCGGACATGGCCCAGGAATATCAGCCGAGCGTGCCCCTCGGCGCCCCGCTTGTGCTGAACGATCCCCCGGCAATCCCCGCACAAAGACATTTCTCCACCTTTCATTATTCTTTCAGCGGAGATACTACAAAATGAAACCTGCTTTGAGGCTCACGAATCCTCACTCGGCCACCACTCACTATGAACCTGTAGCCGATGAGCGGGCGGCCGTGGCGTATCTCGACCTGGGTACCGGCGGCTATATGGATGTGGGCACCAACCTGACCGACGAGCAACTGGCCGCACTGCCTAAAGGCCGGCACATGCTCGCCATCATTGGCACTCACGGCGTGAACGGGTATACCCCGGCAAGCGCCCCTGTAGCCGGGGAGCCGTTCATGTACGGAATCATGGGGCCGGACGGCAAGGCGCACTTCGAAGAGTTTTGCGTGTCCGGCGACCGCAGCGAACTGCAAACCGAGGTGGTCGACCACTTGAACCGCGACAATCCCGAGGGCGGCACCTACTCAGTGGTAGCGCTGTTCCGGGATGCCGCGCCCCAGGCCAGCGCCGAGGCGTTCGACTTCGTCGCCCATCTGGCGCGGCAAGCCGAATTCTCGGCCCGCACCTTCGGCCCTGGCGCTCGCGTGGCCGGCGTCTGCGATCACATCCGCAAGGAACTGATCGAGGTCGAGACGAGCGGCGGCGACCTGAAGGAATGGGTTGATGTGATCATCCTGGGCCTGGATGGCGCATGGCGCAGCGGCGTCACACCGCAGGAAATCATCGCGGCCATCGTCGCCAAGCAGGCGAAGAACGAGGCGCGCACCTGGCCGGACTGGCGCACCGTCGACCCGACCAAGGCAATCGAACACGACCGCGGGGGCCAACCGTGACCGCCCTTTACCTACTCGTCCTGCCGGCGGCGCTCGCTGTCGGCGCCGTCGCCGGCCTGGTGCTGTCTCCGCATCGCACCAGGCGCCCCGGCGGCTACCGCTAACCGCTCACCCCAATCTACTGACCACATGAACGGCGTCCACTGAAAAGCGGCCGCCGTTCTCTGTTGGAGAAACGAAACATGGAGCTTCGAATTGAGCCTGTGTACGTCGACCTGCCCACGGCGGCGTCCATCACCACCCTCGCTGAATCGACCATTCAAAGCATGGTCACCAAGGGAGAATTCCCCGCCCCCCGTGAGTTGTCCGGTCGGCGCGTCGGCTACCTTTACTCGGAAATCATGGACTGGGCGCTCAGCCGCCCCCGCTCCGAGCTTCTGCCTCCGAAGAACACCGGAGCCCGCAAGGCCAAGACCGTCGAAGCCAGTTAGGCGCGACCGGCAGCCAACTCTTCCAGATACGTCGACAGGCGGCCGAGCCAATCACGCCTTTCCTTGTCGTAGGCGTGCCGGTTATAGACCCCTTCCACGCCGGGCAGCATGTGCCCCAATAACACCTCGCCCACCTCACGCGGGCACCCCAGCGAAGCCAGGAACGTGCGCGACGTGCGCCGCAAGTCGTGGGGCGACCAGTGGGTTACCGTCAAGCGGACGCGCTTCCTGTGCGGCGACGTTTCGCTATAGGGCTGGTGGTAGTAAACCCGCGTCTGGACCGACTTTTGCTCCCAGTGGCCGGATTTTCCGTAGGACGGGAACAGGTAGCCGCTCCCGTAAGCCGCTTTCCGACGCCTGACTACCTGTTCGGCGCGGCCAACCAGCGGGACGCGGAAATCCGTAGCCTCTGCCCGCTTCGCATTCTTCGTTTTCTCTTTTGGCACGGTCCACCACAGGCCGTCAGCTTCTTCCGAGATTTCCTCGGCCTCCATCGCTCCGATTTCGGCCCCTCTGGCGCAAGTCCAGAGATATAGCGTCAAGAAATCCTCCACGTCGCGCGAAAAGTTAGGCAACCAGGGAATCAATTCCCCCGCCTCCGCCGGCGACAACACGCGCTTCTTGACGCCACTCTTCTTGCCGTTGATCGCCTTCCCTTTCGATTTCAGCTTTCCCCGGAGGATCGCCCTCCACCAGTTCGGTACGGTTTCGGGCAGCTTGCCCGCGTCGTGGCAATAGTCCCAGGCCGCCCCCAGTTCGCGGCGCAGGATCTGAGCCTGCACCGGGGTGTGGGCGAACGATTCAATCAGGGCGAACGCGTCGGCGCGCGTGACGGCCTCGGCGGGCTTGTCGGCAAGCGGGCCCAACATCGTTCGGAACGTCCGCGCGATTTCGACCTGCCCCTTCATGCTCCGATGCTGCTTTATATGCCCGGCATGGTACAGGTCGCAGGCACCCTTCACCGTCAACGCCCCCTTGGCCTTCTCCTGGGCCGCCACAGCGGCCGCCTTGGCGGCCTGGCGCTGCTGCTTGGCTTCTACCGCCACGTCGACGCCTGCCTCGCGTTGCTGGCGTAGCTTTTCCCACTCGACAACAGCCCCGGCAATTGACATGGCTGGCCAGCGCCCCAGCTTCTTCTGGCGCATCTTTCCGTTCACCGGGCTCTTGTATCGGTAGATCCAGGTTCTTGTGGTCGCGGATGCCTCCAGGCGCAGCCCGGGGTAGCCATCAATGGTAAGGTGTCGGCCTGGTTCAAGCAGCTTGGCGGCGCGGGCGTCGAATTGCATAGGGCGGTGGATTCTCTGGCGTAACTTTTGCGAGAATCCTATCCCAAGCGGCGTAACTTCTCAATTCGCCCCCTCCAAAACCTACGCCAAACCGGCAAGTGTTGGCGGGTTTTGATGGGCGTTGCTGGGCCATATAAGCAACACAACTCACCCGACTTTCCCCGTGGAAATGCAAGTAGCACAAGGCAAGAAGCCCAAATCACAGGCTGAAATGGACGATCAGCTTTCCGGCCACACCCCCATGATGCAGCAATACCTCCGCCTGAAAGCGGAGGCCGGCCCATTGCTGCTGTTCTACCGCATGGGCGACTTCTATGAAATGTTCTATGAAGACGCGGAACGCGGCGCGCGGCTGCTCAACCTGACGCTGACCAAGCGCGGCTCGTCCAACGGCACGCCCATTCCCATGGCCGGGCTGCCGGTGCACGCGATGGAGCAGTACCTGGCGCGGCTGGTGGCGATGGGCGAGTCCGTCGCCATCTGCGAGCAGATCGGCGATCCCGCGGCCTCCAAGGGCCCGGTCGAGCGCCGCATCGTGCGCATCGTCACCCCCGGCACGCTGACCGACGACGCGCTGCTGCCGGCCAAGGCCGACCGCGCGCTGGCCGCGGTGTTCGTCACCGGCAATGCGCGCGCGCCGCGCGCCGGTCTCGCATGGCTGAACCTGGCCAGCGGCGACTTCCGCGTCACCGAATGCGCGCCGGCGCAGCTCGAATCCGAACTGCACCGCATCGCCCCGGCCGAAATCGTCTGCGCCGACAGCGCCGAATTCGACTTTCCGTTCGAAGGCGCCCGTTCGCGCGTGCCGGACTGGCACTTCGAAAGCGACGGCGCCCGCGCGCACCTGCTCGCGCATTTCAAGACCGACACGCTGGCCGGCTTCGATATCGAAGACATGCCGGCCGGCATCTGCGCCGCCGGCGCGCTGCTGCGCTACGCCGCCCGCACCCAGTCGCAGGCGCTGGCGCACGTGCAGAGCCTGTCGGCCGAGCGGCCCGGCCAGTTCGTGCTGCTCGATCCGGTCACGCGCCGCAACCTGGAGCTGACGCAGACGCTGTCGGGCGAGGATTCTCCCACGCTGTTCTCGCTGCTGGACGGCTGCCGCACGCCGATGGGCAGCCGCCTGCTGCGCCGCTGGCTGCACCATCCGCTGCGCGACAACGCCCCGGCCCAGGCCCGCCAGCAGGCCATCTCGACGCTGCTGGCCGGCCGCATGGACGTCGAACAGACCTTCGGCTCGGC